TTCACTTGGAAGGATGAGGAAGGTTACTATGTAACTTTGAACTCTTTCTCCCACGCGCAGTTATGGGATGGCAAGCCAAAAGAAGCAAGTCACACACACTAAGGAGAGGAAATAAAATGGCTCTAACATTTGAAATTGAATACTTCCGTTGGATTTGTAATTGCGGCAAGCGCGGTAATTTCTTGGTTTTCGGTAAGGCTTGCAAGGCATCCGATAGACACATCCAGGAACATGAAAGAAAACTTGAGTGGAACTTTTCGACAGATTTGCAAAAGGAGAGTGCATAAATGGGATACACACATTATTGGACAATCAAGGACGAACTCACCCGAGAGCAATTCATCACCTGGGCTGAGGGCGTGAAGATCATTGTTGAAACTGCGATTGAGGCGGGAATCCCGCTAGGTAACGGAATCGGCGAGGATGCTCCAGAACTTTCAGACAATGTTGTTGCCTTCAATGGCGCAGGAAATCTCGGTGTCGAGACATTCGGAATCACCATTGACGATGAGGGCTTTGACTTTTGCAAGACTGGTCGCGCACCTTACGATGCAGCGGTAACTGCCAGCCTCATCCACGCCAAGAAAATCTTTGGTAATGCCATTGAAATCAAATCAGATGGCAACTGGGATGACTGGGAAAGTGGGCGGTTGCTCTATGAAACCGTCTTTGACATCCAGCCAGAATCGGTCCTTGCATGAGCGAACTAAAAAATCGTGGAATTCAGCGCCGTAAGGCATGGATCAAGGCTTGGTCGGAAGGTCTTGCTTGTTGCTACTACTGCGATAAGGAATATACCGATTCTGAGGTGATTGTGGTCAATGAGGAAGAATCATGCCCACATTGCAAAAACCCAGAACGGAAAACTTATTACTTTTGCAAAGAACACGGTTGTCGTGATGACGACTGCAAGCGCTAGACCGTCCACGGATTCGACTGGGTGAAAGATAAAGGCGAAATCGGTGCGTGTACGGTTTTATTTTCATAAAGCGCTAAAAGGATTGCCTCAGCACGGTCTGGAGAGTGAACTCCTCGTTTCTTCATGTCAGCCTTAGATTCAATCTGGATGCGACCTGAAGAATCGGATTTGAATGTAGGTCCAGCCAACTGAGCCAGGACGGGTCTATCCACATCTAGGCGAATTTCTTGCTTCTCATCTTTAGGTTGCAGCATTGCGCGGGTATTCCACCACATCTCGGCGCGTTGATTCTTGAACTTGGCTTGATCTTTAGGTCTCTCTGCAACATTGACACCAATCACGATTGCCCGTAACCCTCGCTCTTTGACCCAGCGGTCTAGTAAGGAGACAACACCCCAGCCCACGCCAATCGTGTCAATCTTGACTCGTACCATATCTGGTACGCCTCTGGTTTTATGTTCGGCAACTGCTTTCTCAATCTCGCCGATAACCACACCAGCGACATCCACGGCGTTCGCATTAGCCTTGCCAGATGAGCGATGAACCAATGAGACTTTGTATCCGTCTGCCTTTGCGATTACGAATTCATCTCCGCCATCGGATGCAATATCCACTCCGAGGCGAATGGTCGCTGATTCAAGATAATCTTCGTTATTGGTAGCCAACTCTGCCCAATGGTAGGGAATAACCTTTCCTGTTCCCGTTTGTGGGAATCGGGCATTAACACGGGCTTCAACGAATGGAGAATCCTCTCCGAATTCGCTGATTACATCATCCACCCAACTCTGGTCTACTAGGTGCGTAGCAACCGTGTGAGCCTCTATATGGGCTGGACAACTGCGACATTGACCAGTTTCCTCACCCGTGAAGTTAGGGGTGTCATACGCCCCGATAGGGATGGATTCGTAGATAGGAGAATTGCAGATACGCTCGAACCATGTTTGTTCTTGATCTGTAGGCGGGTTACCTAATACGAGGAGCCGCGTGTGTCCACCCGTCATCAGGGCTTCAAGGGCTGAGCCAATCTTGTCCGATAAACCTCCAGCCTCATCCACTACTACGAGAAGGTGCGGCGCGTGGATACCTTGAACTGCGGCTTCATTGTTATCGGCTGGACGAAAACCGTAGGCAACTACCGTGTCATCCATTTTCCATTCAGTCGTGAGGATTTCTCCTGGCAGATTGTGAGCCATGTGAACTCGGCGAATCTGCGCCCACATGATGTTTCGCACCTGCTTAAAAGTTGTCGCTGTGGTGATAGCGATAGCGGTACCAGGCGGGTGAACTGCGATCCACCAAGCAACGGCTCTAGCGGCTAGGTGAGATTTACCTGGAGCGTGGCAAGCGGGTACTGTGGTTCTCTTATTGTCTCGGATAGATTCCAGAATCTCGCGCTGTTTGGACCAGAGTGTTTCACCCAATCCTTCTTCAACAAAACCAACTGGGTCATTCTCGAATCTAGCCCAAGGGTTAGTGATCTCAGCATCCAGGATGACCGATAGCGCGTACTTTTCATCATCATTAAGCGATAAGTAAATCTTTGCGCGTTCTTCAGGCGTGGCATTGAGAACAAGGTCTACGAGCCGATCACCCATGGTTTACTTCTTTCGTATCGCTAAGACTTTGGCAATCTTCATTTCTAACTCGCCTACTTCAACCTGTATCTTAATCGGTTCACCATTGGTTCCACCAATTTCGACTCTATCAGTCTTTCCGAACTCCTCTGGCATCTGGCGTTCTAACCACCATGCAGCCGCTCTCCAGTCACCATCGTTACCGCTCTTTGCTATTACTGCGACCTTTTTAGTGATCGCTTCGGCTTTCGCCCGTTCAACGCACTCAAGAAATTGAAGAAATATAACCTCAGATGGATTGTTTTTTGCCCCTTTGACCAACTTCAATCTCTCGCGCTCTGCCATCCCACGATTTATCCATGAGTAAAAAGTCTGCTCGGAAACCCCTGCCGAGGCAACTGCTACTCGAACAGGTGTTCCAATTCTGATGTAATCTAAAAGTGTCTGCTCAAGATCAGGTTTAAGCAGCGCTGTCTTACGCCCAGCCGTTTTTACTGGCTTGGTTGGCTCTTTCTTTGCGACTGCGCTCATAGAATTATTCTACCCCTCTTAACAATTAGAGCAATAGTTAAATGCCCGAATGTTATCAACACCTGTTTCAAACTCTTTACCACAATGACAGCAATTAACAGTCTTTATTTTGGACTTGCTTTTTGATTTAATTATCTCAAACCCTAGTAGTTTCATTTAATTCTCTTTAATAACTTGTAGGCTGGCGAAGGTCTCCTGACCTTGCTTCTTTTTTAGGTGCGGGATGTTATTGACCACGATGCCGATTTTATTTGTAGGTAGCGTGGCGGCTAAAAGGTCGGAACTGCCTTGGTCTGAATATCCCGCTTCTTCAAGTGATTCCATGGATGGAAAGACATCTGCATGACGGTCATTCTCTTTGTCTACCAAGTGGTCTTGAGTACCGCCCATCGAGAAGATGATCACAAAGTTTGATGGCAACTCATGGCGCTTGACCATGGCAACCTCTTTTGTGTAAGCGTAGAAAAATACATGGGGATTCTCTTTAGCAATATCCATCCACAGTAAGAAATACGCTTCAGAATAGAAATCACCCGCATCGTGAATTCTTACCGATTTACCGCCTTGGTAACGCTTTGCTTTCAACTCATCGCTCACCCTAGTTTTCCATTCCTCGGGATTATCTAAGGTCAATTCAAGATTGCGAACATGAGCCGCTTTTACATTTGAAAAGTTATAGGTGCCTGATCGTGCATAACATAAATTGGCACAGACTCCCGCGTTTGGGCAGGTCAGAAAATTCTTGCCGTTGGATAGTTTTGCCGCGAGTGCTGGTATTGACCAGGTGAAGATTCCGTCCGCCTTGAGTTCCCTGTTGCCATTGGTCAATAAATACTTGACTGTCATTCTCTCTCCTCTATTGTGCAAGCCTCTAACGGTATGCCAAGCAACTCAGCAATGTCAGACCAACCGTATATTGTGTTTGCCCATGTGTTCAAATCTTCGGTGTGAACTCGCATCGAGTGATTGCCAACCCTGATATTGCTGCGACCTATCGGGCTATGCCCAGGCTTGGTCTTTCCCCCTGCGAGAATCTCAGCAACCTCATCCCGTGAGAATCCTGTTCCCGCTGCATTTGTACTCATCAGTAACTTATTGAGGTCACCTGAATCGTAGGTGGCAAGGTCTGAGGTGCGGTTATCCACGATCAGAATTTTTATTTCTTCAATGTCATCCACCTCAATCCAATGGACGGCTATCTTCTCCCAGCCTAATTGAACTGCTGCCTGGAATGTGTGGTTTCCCGATACGCAATGCTTCGTAGGGCGATTGACCACAATTGGTCGGTATTGCCCCATGGTTGAAAGGGACTCAATAATTGCCCCAATGTCGCCTTCTCGCGGATTTAGCGGGTGTGTCTGAATTTCATTTACCGATACGGTTTCAACATCCTCGGGTGAACTCTCTGAGCGCTCCTCAATCCGTTCTGGTTTTTCCATGATGCGCTCTGGAAATCCGAGGCGCTGTTTGATCCCAGCGTTTGCTTTGCTCTTAGTCTTTCCGAACTCATCGTAAAGTTGTTCTTTCCACGCATCGTAGGCTTCTTGCTCAATGCTAAATTTCCATGCGGCGATCTTTACCTCTGGGTCATCCTTGAGAGTGCTACCGCCTATGGACTCTTTTTGCTCTCCAGAGATAAGGCGATCTAAAGTCTCAACCTCAGATTGAGTAAAACCTGTGCCATCCAACTCAGGGAGGGCTTGCAATAGGCTTTTGAGAAGTGGCTCGTTATATCCAGCAAGGTCAGTTAAACGGTTATCTGCTAAAACAATTTTCTTTGCTGTGTCATCATCTACATCAACGAGAACTGCTTTTATCTTTTTCCAACCAAGTTTCTTAGCCGCTTTAAGTGTGTGATTACCTGCGAGAACATGTTTGGTACTCGCTTGGACCACGATAGGGCGATATTGACCATGAGCAGTAAGCGATAGCGCAATGGCATCTATGTCTCCTCGTCTGGGATTAGTTGGGTAAACAGTAAGTGAACTGATTGCCACACTTTGAATGTTTCCAGTCTGGATATTGGCTTTCACTAATCCCTCGAACTCTTAGGTAAAGGTTTATACCGCTGGCTTGGCTGGACGACCACGGCGGCGAATCACTTTTCCATCCTCATCGTACTCAGGGGTGCGGTCAATATCGTGGCGGATGATTTTGTAAATCAACTGCTCGGATACTCCCATAGCCTTTGCAATCTCTTTGTAGGTAATTCGCTGCTTACGAAGGCGGAGAATCAACTGCTTACGGCGCTTACCAAGATCAGAAATCTGATTTTGGTGTTCACGCATGGCATCAGTAATCATGCGGACTTCTTGAAGCCCACGACCATCTAATTCTTCAGCCGTCTGTGTGTCGCTCATTTTGTCTCTCCTTCGAAAATTTGTGTCCAGTCAATATCGTCATCTTTTTTGTTAAATAACTTCTTATGTTTTTCTATTGCTTCCATCTCTGCGGTCATTCTCGCTTTTTGATAAGCGAGGGCGTAGACGATGAAGATAGGTGCGAATAATATAAGAGTAGTAAATAATCCTACTACAGTCAAAATTAAGTTCCAGTTCATCTTTTCCCCTCTTTCCTTGCCCCTCGTATGTAAAGCACTAATGAATTTCTGTCGTTTTGTGGTGTTAAAAAAATCAGGGATTTCATGTACTTGGGTGAGTCATCTGGCAAAACACCCGCATCCACGATTCCGTCTATCGCCGCTTTTACTGCTGGGTTACAGGCTCCGACATCCTGTAAGCGACCCCCTTTTTGGTGGGGTTCAACTGTGACTGAAATCCATTCCATCTCTGGAATCTTCTCTGATTTTGCCAAGACATGAAATGCCGAGCGCCAGGTCTTGACCAACTCAGCCCTTTGCCACCTGTTGCCAGCCCGTTCACCGTTGGTTGTCCAAGGGCGCTGAGCCAACTCAAGTCTGTAGACAAGTTGTTCGTGATCATCAATCCTGCACAGGCAATCCATGGCTTAAAGATAAGGGTCGCTTGAACTCCTGTCGAATTCCCATTTTTCCCCATCGTTGAAGATTTTCCACGCTTTGCCGTTGTCGTCAATGAATGGAATCTCCTCGGCGGACTCAACCTTGGTCAGCAAGAATCCTCGCGCCCTCGCCTTGTCTCGATAAGACTCCACCCAGCCATGACATCCAGTAATCCCAGAGCCGCAAAGAAGAATCAAGTTCGCGGCAAGATGTAATTGCTTATTACGGGAGCCTCCCATGCGGCGAGGGACTCGATGATGAACTGACCATCCGAAGGTGTCGCCCAAGCCGCCACACTTTTCGCATCGATAGTTTGCTCTATAGAAAACCAAGAAGCGCACTTCTTCGCCAACTTTTAATTTAGGTTTTGCCATTGAAGTCTCGCGTTCGATAGAGATTCTGTGCAACCAACGCAGATAAATTCGCTCGTTTGTAACGCCGTGATCGTAGCCAATCGGCATATCGGAATATCCTCATAAGTCAGGTGCCACCTCTCCTGTATTTTTTTCCATATCAGCATCGGGATTACCTTTCGAAAATACTGCTCGTATTTGATTTATGTAGAAATTTACCTGTTCTGGCGTTGCCGCTTTCTTTTTACATTCTGCCATCTCCAACATGTACGCCTCAGTTTTCTTTGCCTCTCTCTCGCGCTCTAAATCTCTGAGCCACGCTTTGTTAATGTAGACAGGGGCGATCACTTTATCGTCATTGCTGTAATGCACAGAAACAAAACGCTTGGCGAACTCAAAAGCAATATCGCTGTAGAGCGCTTCATTCCATGCCAAAATCTTTCCCTCATCGGCTTGAAGCCGCGTATCAAAAAGACAGGCGTAAGCAAAAAGTTGTGCCACCTCAGAACGGTTCATTTTCTAATGCCCTTCCTTCTTCGACTTCCTGACTAAACCTTTCGGCAATCTGTAGCGCTCGCATCACCGATGTCTCGGTACGGGTGATCGTGCTACCGCGCTTTGGTAAGGCTTCATCAGTCCATCGCTCCTGATTTAACCAAGTCGAGGCGTGAGCGGTGAACTCATCCTGTCGGTTAGGGTCCGAGGCGAATCTCTTTGCTCCTTCAATAATGGCATCAACTGAAG